TTGCGCTTCAGACTTGCGATGTAGCTGTAAGACATGCAGTTTCCTTCTGTAAATCAAGCGACTAATTAGTTAATGCTTAAATGGAATGGTGGGGGAAACCCCACCAACTTAAATATGAAAAATTACTTAATACTAAAAGACACTATGGCAGCAGGACAAAGAGTTAATGCTGGCGATATTGTTGAATTGAATGAAGATGTTGGAAGTCAGTTAGTGGGTTACCACAAGGCTGAAGAAACAACAAAAAAACCTAAAGCCAAGAAGTCTAATAGAAGTGTTGGTTTAGAAACCTCAGAGGTTACAGCTCCTAAGAAAAGAGCTAAAAAATAAATCATGCCAATGGAATTTGATAGAGATTTTGATGGCTATTTACAAGATAGTCATGGAAGCGCTGGTATTGCGGTAACTTACACACCTACAGGCGGATCAGCGACAACTATCAATATAATATTAAATCAAGAATACCTGGACATAGAAACTTCAGGTTTACCTGTTCAGGGATATCAGCCTGTAGCTATGGCTAAAACAACAGACGTGCCAAGCATTGCTTTTGGAGACAGTTTAAATGCGCCAGCTATAAAAACTTTAGATGGTACAACTATAAAAGCTGCAACAAATTACAAAATTGTAAATTTTGAAAATGATAATCTTGGTATGACGTCATTAGTTCTTGAGGTTCAATAATGGCAAATCATGTTAGGCAACAAATTAGAGAATATTTTGGAACAACATTAACAGGCCTTACAACAACTGGAGCTAATGTATTTGAATCTAGGGTTTATACATTACAAGAAAACACCCTACCTTCTTTAGTTATATATACTAAGTCAGAAACATCCGAGCCTATAGTCATAGGAGTTGATAGGGTTATGAGTAGAGATTTATCAGTAGTAATTGAAGGATATGTAAAAGCTACTAGCAACTTTGACGATACTATTGATACAATAAGCAAAGAAGTTGAAGAAGCTATTGCTGCTGATAGAACATTAGGTGGTTTAGCAAAAGACACCTACGTTGAGTCTACTGAAATAGAATTTAACGCGGAAGCGGAACAACCTTTGGGTTTTGTTTCACTTACATTTTTAACCAACTACTATGTCAAGGAAACTAATCCTGATGTAGCAGTCTAACAGGAGAATAATTATGAAAATGATTAGTCCAAATGGTAAAGTTTCTATAGATGCTCACCCTACTAAGGTTGAATATTTTAAAGAAAAGGGTTGGAAAGAAGAAGCAGCCCAAACAATAAAATCTTCTTCAAAAAAAACTAAAAACGAGGAAATAAAAAATGGCAACACATAAAGGAAGTGAAGGCACAGTCCATGTTGGAACTAATGCTATTGCAGAAATAAAGTCTTATGCTTTAGAAGAATCTGCTGATACTATTGAAGATACTACAATGGGTGATGCTGCTAGAACGTATACACCATCATTGACTACATTTAGTGGATCAATAGATGTTTTTTGGGATGAAACTGATACAAATGGTCAAGTAGCATTAGCTGTTGGATCAAGTGTAACGCTAAAGTGGTATCCTGAAGGCGCATCGTCAGGAGACACTTACTATACTGGTACAGCATTAGTAACTGGCAAAAACATTTCAGCATCTTTTGATGGAATGGTTGAAGCTAGTATTTCAGTTCAAGGAACTGGCGCTATTACTACAGCAACAGTATAAAAATGTCAGTCATAGATAACGCAAAGAAGCATTTTGACAGCCTAGAAACAAGAATTATAGAAGTCCCTGAGTGGGGAGATGACGAAGATAGTCCTTTAAAGATTTATTGTAAGCCAATTACTCTTTCAGAGACTTCTAAATTCATGAAACTAGCGCAAGATGACGATGTTCAGCTTTTAGCTTATGTTTTAATTTATAAAGCATTAGATGAATCTGGTGAAAAGTTATTTACTATCGCTGATAAAAAAACCCTATTGGAGAGGGTTGATAGAGATGTATTAATTAGAGTTTCTAGCGAAATGATGAACAATGTTTCGCAGGAAGAAGTTAAAAAAAAGTAACAGAAGATAAGCAGCTATATTTAAAATATGCATTAGCTGAAAAACTTAATAAGACCTTGGCTGAGTTAGAGGAAATAACAGTTGAGGAATTTCAAGGCTGGTTAGCTTATCTTGAGATAAAGGAAGAAAACAATGGCACTAGGTAAGTTAGCATATAAGATTGATTTATTAGCAAACAATAAATCTGCTGGTGCTTTAGGCAAATTTAAAAAAGACATAGGCGGAGTTAATAACGTAGTAACTCAACTTGGTCAAACTTTAGTTGCTGCATTTAGTGTAAGAGAGATTGTTCAAGCCGCCAACGTAATGATTGGTGTTGAGAACAGAATGAACGCCTTAACTGGTAGTGCTACTGAAACAGGAATCGCAATGGATCACATGCGTAGAATTGCCAATGATTCTAGGTCTGATTTTGATGCTGTAGCAATGTTATATACTAGGTTAGCACTAGCTACTGAGCATTTAGGCTCAACCCAAAGAGATGTAGCTGATGCAACACAAACAGTTGCTAATACCTTTATTATCGCTGGATCACATGCTCAAGAAGCAAATAACTCAGCTAGACAGTTAGCCCAGGGTTTAGCTTCTGGTGCATTGAGAGGTGATGAATTACGTTCAGTTATGGAAAACAATACCATCCTAACAAAAATGTTAGCAGATGGTTTAAACATGACTATTGGTGAGCTTAGAGAGTTTGGTCATGCAGGTAAACTTACTGCCGAAACTGTAATGCCAATTCTTATAGCTGGTATGAAAGAAACCAACGATCAAATAAAAGATATGCCTATGACGCTCGGGCAAGCTGGCGTTGCTATGCGTAATAACTTTCAATTTATTATTGGTGATGTTCAAAAAGCTACACAGGGATTTTCTGGAATGGCTGGCGTTATAAATAAAGTTGCTGAGAATTTAGAAGCTATATTAATACCTGCTGTTATTGGTCTTACTGCTGCAATAGGCACAAGGCTTATTCCAACCGTAAATGCCTTAACTTTATCAATGTTGGCAAATCCATTTACAGCGCTTATCACAAGCATAACAGTAGCTTTAACAGCAATCTATGTTTTTAGAAACGAAATAAATAATTTTATTCAAGAATTAGGAGAAAAAAAACTAGTAAACTTAGCTTTACGCTTTAGATTGTTTGCAATAAAAGCACAGTCTTCTATAAGAGACTTTCTTTTTACACCTATAAGGCAAGGTTTTGTAGATATGTTTAACTCAGTAATTATTGATCTAAATCAACAAATATTACGCATTAATAATATAACTAGAGGATTTATTAATATACCGCAACTTGATTTATTTGGTGATGTAGAAACACAAAAAAGTAAAAATGCAGAAAAAATTGCAAATATAACAAAAGCTATTGAAGAAATTTCAAATAAAGAATTTAAAAAAATGAAAATACCATCATTCATGGATATGTTGTTAGGCCGCGATCCCAATGCTCCATCAGATAACGATGGTAGCGGGTTTAAAATGTTAGACCCTTTAGATAAGTTTTTAAAAGATGCAGAAGATGGTTTTAAAAAGTTTTCTACAGGCATAAAAACGATGCAAGAAGAAATGCAGGGTGTATTTAAAAAATCTTATGATGGTTTAACTAATCTAACTATGGATTTCTTAGAAAAAGGTAAAGCTAGTTTTAAAGATTACGCAACTAGCGTTGTAAGAGAATTAATAAGAATAGCAGTACAAAAATTAATTATTGACAGAATGTTTGCATCTATAGGTGGCTCTATATCTTCAATAAGGGACAGAGTTCAAGGGTCTCTTGAATATGACAGACTGGTTGGCGATGGCGATCCTTTTATCTTTGCTGGTGGCGGTTATACAGGTAATGGAGCTAGAGCAGGTGGTATCGATGGTAAGGGTGGATTCCCAGCTATTTTACACCCCAGGGAAACCGTTATAGATCATGCTCAAGGCCAAGGCATGGGAGCAACAGTTAATTTCAATATATCAACAGTAGATGCGGCAGGCTTCGATGAATTGCTTGCATCAAGAAAAGGTTTAATAACTTCTATTATCAATAATGCAATGAATAATAGAGGAAGAATGGGAGTTACATAATGAGTGGTACATTTCCAACAAGTCCAAACTTTCAAGCATTAGCTTTTCAAGACAACAGACCTACTTTAATTAATCAGACCTTATCAGGCAAAAGACAAGTAAGGCAAATAGGTGGCCAATACTTTACATTTACAGTTTCAATGCCACCAATGGAACAACTAGAAGCGCAAGCTATATTTGCATTTTTACAAAAACAAAAAGGAATGTTTGAGACATTTTTAATTGGTTATCCATTAAACAATAAAGGAACAAGTCATTCTGAGTCTGATATTGTAGTTAATGGCGCACAATCAGTAGCAGATGCAAATATATCAGCAGATGGATTTTCTCACACTAATAATGCATTAAGAGCTGGTGATTTAATTAAATTTGCTAATCATTCTAAGGTTTATATGGTTACAGACGATGTTACAGCTAGCGGTGGATCAGCTTCTATTCTAATATCACCACCACTAGTGGCTGCTGTTGCAAACAATGAAGCAATAACAGTCAATAAACCACAATTTACAGTTTACTTATCTACAGGAGAAATATCGTATACAACAGATGCAACAGGGTTCTATAACATATCATTTGAAGTACGAGAGGTAGTAGAATAATGGGTAGGAGCTTATCAAATGCTCTACAAGCTCAAGTATCAGCAGAAGCTAATAAAATTGCTTTTCTTGTTGAGCTAAATTTATCAACAGTTATTAGAGCTACAGACTTTTATACAGATATAGTTTATGACTCAGAAAATTATCAAGCTGGCGGTTCTTATCTAGCAGTAGACACAACCCAAGAAACAGGAGAACTTAAAGTTGATGAAATTAATATTAGATTCTCAAATGTAACAGATGAAGTAAGAGCATTAATTAATACTGGTGCTTATGTAGATAAATCTGTAAATGTTTATATAGCATTTATGGATTCTAGCGATGCTTTGGTTGGAGCTATTAATTACTTTACAGGCAAAATTAGATCAGTCTCTATAGCTGAAAGCACTACAGACTCAGTAGTTAGTATTGTAGTTGCTAATCATTGGAGTAATTGGAACTTAACTAAAGGCAGACATTATTCAGACGAATCTCAACAAAACTTTTCTTCAGGTGATAAAGGTCTTGAGTATGCAACACAAACCAAATCAGACGTGAGGTGGGGTAGCTAATGCTTGGAATATTTAAAAGTATCGGTGCTTTTATTTCTAAGGTAGCTGCATCTAATGCTTTTCAAATTGCAACAACTGTTTTTCAAGCAGCTACTTTAGCTATTGGTGTTAAAGGGTTCTTTCAAGCAAAAGATATGCTTGCTAAAGGTCAAGACATACTTGCAAACAAAACAGCAGCAGGCGGAAAGATACCAGTTATCTATGGTAGACGTAGGGTTGGCGCACAAATTGTATATATGGATACTGCTTCTAATAGAAGTAAGGATTTATTTATTGTCTATGCTTTATCAGTTGGTGAATGTGAAGAAATAGAAGGAAGAACAATAGAGCTTGATGGAAACCCTATAACTGATCCAAATAGATTTAGAGATGGTTGGTATATAGGTTCAGATAAGATTAATTCAGGTGCAGGAAGTCTTAATACTGCATCTCAAGTTGGAACTAACAATGGAACTGCTAGTGCTGGCGGTGGTGGGACTGATCCAACTAAAAGATATAGAGCTGTATTTAATTTGCATCATGGAGAAGCCACACAAACTGCTGATCCAATGCTTAGAGCTTCAGTAGGTAGTGAGTGGACTACAGCGCATAAATTAAATGGCATAACTTACATAGCAGCATCGTATGAGTATGACACTAAGGCTATGTTTAAATCAGTTCCGCAATTAACTGTAGTTGTAAAAGGACAAAAAGTTTACGATCCTAGATTAGACTCAACAGTTACAGGCGGTAGTGGAAATCAAGATTTAAGTGATCCATCTACTTATGCTTGGAATGATAATGCTGCTTGCTGTTTCCTTAATTATTTAACTAACGATAGTTATGGTAAAG